AACTGCCCAATTCAACAGATCGTAGAATCCTACAGAAACACCTAATATGTTTGTGCTAACGATTGAAGTTAAAAACGGAGTAGTTACGCTAAATCCAAAAAGACCACTCTTCACAGCTATAACTGTTCCAGGGACAGCAACAGGAACACCTAATGATAATCCTCCGTTTAGAGATACAAATCCAAAAGGTCCAGCACTAACACCAGTACCAGCGTCAACTCTTGTCTGTGATGTTATCAAATCAGCTTCAATCGCTCCACCACAAACCAAATCAGAAGCAAGATACAAACTGTCTGAAGCAGCCATACGAATTTGACCACCAAAATTTTCATTAGCACTAATTGATACATCACCATCAGAATCAAACTTTATATCACCAACAGAACGAGTTTTCATAGTGCCTTTTACCAGCAAGTTATAATCTCCTCCAACTTGAAGATTATAATCTCCTTCAACTTTCATATTGCAATCACCAACAATCTTTACATTGCAAGCACCTTTGATCAATACATTTTTATTTTTGATTGTAATCTCATAGTCATCACCAAAAACTTTATGTACCTGATCACCGTTAGGATGCATTTCAACAAATGTCAAACCTTTACCATGCTGCAAACGAATTCTTTCGCGTGTAGGTGTATCATCCATTTCAAATAGATGACCCGCTTCCGTTTGCTTTACATTGTTATAAGGATAAACCGGTTGATAAGATGTGTTTGCAGCAGACTCTGGTTCTGTCCAACCATCATCATCAATCAAATGTGGTATATTACCTAGTTCTTTAGTTGCCATATTTCAATCTCAAAAAGGTGGCTTTGTTGCAGCAGTTGTTATATAGGTACTTATGGTATTCTTATCTGGAAATCCATATTGCGCCAACACACTTCTATTACCACCAGTTAATTGTGCGATAGTTGGATTATCTGAATTATATGTTTGTATATAATTATTTGCAGCATCTAAGTCAGATTGACTAACTGGTGCTAACAAACCAACTGTCGCTGCCGCAGGAATTGCAATCGCCAATCCAACTACCGTACCTACCGACTGTGCGGCTTTATAAGTTTCTTGTGCTACAAGTTTTGCTGCTTCAATTATTTCAGTATAGTCTGTTGATTCAGAAATAGAATCGCTTTTCGCACCAGTAATTATATCAGTAAAAATGCTGCCAATCAGGCTCAATAGACGCTCTAAACAATTTTTCAATAACGCTAAAAGTTGTGCAGGCAAACTTAAAATCCATTGCACGACTGCTCTTAACTTAGTAATGTAGGCAAGAACATACTTTTGAAAATCTATAATTGGCTGCAAAATCTCTATGCGAATTCTTTTTATTTCTCGCGCAATAGATTTCAAAAGGTTAGCATAATAAGTTAGTTTACCCGATGGATCAGAAAGACCCATAGCCTTAAGAACTGCACGAATAGCATCTCTAATCTTCGCACCAACCGCTCTGAAGAAATCTTTCAATCCAACATCATGTTTCAATTCATCAATAAATCCACATACATGCTCTCTCTTCTTGTTTGTAGCATCGATGATAGTTCCACTAACAGAACCAAAACCTGAAGATGGAGTATTCGATGGAGTATCTCTTTGAGGAGAATCTCCAGTATAAAGTGGTGAAGGTGGATAAGTTTCTACCCTCACACCACCTGTTACTTCAGTAGCTGCGTCATTTACTTCTATGGTCATGGTTTCAATCCAGGTAAAACACCCATCATCACAGGAAGTTGTGCTTGTTCACCATCTAAAAAGAAGCCAACAATCCAGTCACCTACTCTAGGTGCAGAAAAATTCTTAGAATCATTCAGAGGTATCATCGCTTGCGCCCAAGGTAAATCATCTGTAGGTAAAATCTTAGGATTTTCATTGTGCCAACCAAAAATTCTTATCTTGCAGCGACCAACAGCTAAAGGATCAACTCGGTTTTCTACCACACCAATCCACCAAATGAATCCATTCTTTCCAATAAAATTCGTATTCATTTTTTAATTGCTTCTAGCATATCAGAATTCTGCGATATTGTAAAGGGTTTGTTAGTAGAATCTGTTACAACCTCAATTACAGTTTCGTGTATATCACCTTTAATCATATGTCTTGCTGCTGTGATTATATATTTACCGTCTAAAGTAGCATCTTTATTGTCATTATTTGTACCAACGGCTCTTAAAGGCATCTTCAATCTAACTACTGTGCCCGAAGTAAACGCAAAATTTCCAGGAACATTTAAATGTATTGTTGTCTGTAACAGATTAGTTAAAATTGGCGCTCTCTGAAAAACATATGAGTGTGTATCATCAATAATTTTACCTGTCTGTATTTCATTTGTTTTGACCCAATCTGATTTGTCCCTCTCCGTTTCAAATGAATAAAGAGATATTTTCGAATCGAACATCTGTGCAGAATCTTTACCTTCTCTGTTTCTTCCGCCAGTAAAATTTGGATTACTGTTTAAGTGTTTATTAGTTCTACTATAAGTCTGCAAGTAATCAATTTTCGCAATATTAACTTTTCGTGTAAGTGGGTCTAATCCTATGAATTTGCCTGCATAGACACCATTTGAAATGTTTTCCATCAAATCAAATTGAGAATTCAAAATCATATCTCTTGCACCATAGAATTCTTGTGATCTTAGTGTTCCGATATTCTTAGGTTCAAAATTTATATTTGTTGTGACTGGCAAATTTACAATCGTAGATAACGATGCAAAATTATACCCATACTTGTTCTCAAAAAAAAAAATGTTAGGCAAATTTTCATTATTGATTGATCTTTTCATCAACCAACTTAGTGTATCAAATGGAGAAAGATTTGGAACAACTACATTATGAATGCCTTTTGTCTTATCAATTATGCCAATTTTATTCAAAGGCACTTTTAAATTATCACGCAAAACTTTCTCTGCAATATCACTATAAAGACCTTTGTAAGATTGATTTATTTTTTTCTGCATCGAATAAATCATCTCTTCAGAAATAAAGTATAGTATATACAACTCAGAGTTCTGGTTTAAATTTGATCTGTTTCCTAACTTGTAAATTCTAAATGTCTTTTTTAAAACGGTGGCTGAATCTGATGGTTCATCACCTTTGCTTATTTCCATAGAAATATATTCACTACCATCTAAAGTTAGCTTAGAAGCCAAACCAATAGCATCTTGTATCAAAATATCACCGCGAATGCAAGGCATAAACATACTGTCATATATGTTTAGTTCTTGGTACAGTCCGGTAATATTTTCTGTTCCTACTTTTGTAATAAGATTTAATTTCTTTATTACAAATTGAGTAGATTGTGATATATTAAGGCTCATCTACTAAAAACGCTTATCAATTCTTGTTCAAGTGGGTATGCAAATTCAGGTTTGAGTAATTTTATTTGTCTTTTATTTTCATTCTCTTCAAGTTCATAGTCATAATATGATTGTGTTTCTTTTGATATTTCAATCGTAACTTGGTTGTTATCGGCTAGAGTTACAGTTGAGGTACTAATTGCTGTATTCGCATAAGTGTTTGCATCAACGATAACACGACTTTCAATATAATCGCTTGAACCAACCGTAGTTCTTGTTTCAACAATAACATACGAATGAGTATGTCCTTGTGCCCATTCTAAACCAGTTTGACCTGCTGAAGCATTTGCGCTATACTTATCGGTAACAAATTTTATAAATGTTCTATAGTCAAGAGGCCAATCAGATAATGGATCAACAATATCATTCATCGCAAGAACCATCCAATGTCTCTCTGATGAACCATATAACTTAGCGGCTATAATTTCTGGCGTATCACTTTCTTGTATATTATATTTTTCATACACAGAAGTATTTTCTTTGAAAGATTGTTCAAGTGCAAAACGAGAAACTATACTTGTAACAGAATCAACACCATTTACTTTATTCTCTAAACTGTAAATAGTTTTGGGAAAATTTTTAAAATATTGTGCCATCGTTAGGCTCCATAACCACCGCCGGCAGCCATTACTGTATCTTGGACTGAGGCTTCAGACTGTGGTTTAAATTTAGGATTAACACCTGTTCCACCATCAAGAATTGGACTATTCTTTGTAAGATATTCGACTTCTTTAAATGTTAGAGACATACGAATACCAATAGGCATACCAGTTCTACCAATAGAAGGATATGGATTATTAGTTTCGTATGCTGCAAAACCGTTAGGTGTATAGTCAGTATCTATATTTGTCAAAACGCAAGTTGAAATTTTTGGTATGTTTGGATTTACCTGTCCGTTATAGTAGAAGCTAATATCAAATTCTGAAGGAGGGTACATGAAAAAGCCTCCACTATTTTGCACTAACTCTGGAGCCTGTGCAAATCTTAGTCTGTCAATAATTTTTTGAACATCTTCGGCTTCTTTTTCGCTTCTTGGCATCATCAAAAAATCAAATCTAAATGATCTAAATTCTGGAGAACTATACAATATTTCCATCATAGGATTCTGAACTTTTCCGCCAGAACCTGCGGTAAAAAGTATCTTACCTACATCTCCAAATTGTGAGGCAAGTGCAGCGGCTAAAAATGGAGCAGAAGTCTTAAACATAGAAGCAACTTTTTCATCTGAACTGCTTTTCCAAGCATCACCAATAGAAGATAGTCCAGACAATACACCTTGCGTTAATGTTCCACCTGGACGCAATTCTGAATAACCTTGAGCATACCCAAATGAAAGTGAGTTTGGCATATAAAGAGCGATAGTGTCTGATATTCGTCTTATTGTTCGGACGCCAATATTTGGATCAGTTATTCCACTTTGAGCGATACCAAGACCTACTCCTGCTAAAGCGCCTTCTTTAACAGATTGTAAAAATGATGACCCTGTTATTCCTTGAGCAACAGCCGTACCTATACCTAATACGGTTGCACTAACACCCATAGCAGTTTGCGTTGTAAGAAAATTGCCAATTTGTTCTTTTATTGATGCTTGACTTCCAAAAATTGCAGGTTGCCCAACACCTGGACCGGCAGAAAAATTCGTTTTAACTTGCTCATTAATGTTGATAAGTATATAATGGGCTTTGTCTGATGCACCTAGGTCAGATGGAAATCTAAAGGTGTTTTGACCGTATTGTGATCCTGCTAAAACTTTTGTAGAAGGACCAGATCCGCCGCTGAAAGATATATCACCTAGATTGAACAAAGCCATTTAAATTCCTATGAAAGTTGACTAGATATTTATATGACATTAGGCAATAAAAGTTACAAAGGATGGTTCAAACCTACCAATCCTACAAAATACAAAGGTGATCCAAACAACATCGTCTATCGTTCCTCATGGGAACTAAGAGTGATGAAGTGGTTAGACGGTCATCCAGATGTTATATGGTGGGGTTCCGAAGAACTAAACATACCTTACAGATCACCTGTCGATAACAGGATGCATCGGTATTTTCCAGATTTTGTTGCAAAGATGAGACAAAAAAATGGTCAAGTAATGACTTTTATGATTGAAGTGAAACCTATGGAACAAACTAAGATGCCTGTGCAAAGGAAAAGAACAAGAAAGTTTCTACAGGAAGCAGCTACTTACGCTATCAATCAAGAAAAGTGGAGAGCAGCAGATATCTTTTGCCAAGAACATGGCTGGAAGTTTATGATTATGACGGAGAAGGATTTAGGTTTAACTTGAAAGCGGACACCTATACTTATAAGATTTTTTCGTAAAATCAAGGTAATGATGAGTGATATAAATACAACATGGCTTACCTAATAGACAGAATTAACGAAGAACTGAGAAAAACGGGGTATAAACCTCGTTCAAACTCGGCAAGAGATTGGCTGCGAGCCAAGATATCTGAATTGAATCTGCAAAGAAATGCGGTAGCTAACGACAAGAACAGATTTAAAAGCGATACGATTATCGGCAAGATGTATTTTTATTACTATGATGCAAAAACAAAAGACATGCTGCCGTATTGGGACAAATTTCCTTTGGTGATACCGCTTGAAGTTCATACAGACGGTTTCATAGGACTCAACTTACACTATATCAGCCCACGACAAAGACTGGCTTTGTTAGATGCGCTGAGTGAATATGCTAACAATTCGAAGTATGATGATTCAACAAGATTGCGTATAACATACAACAAATTAAAAGTTATCGGCAAAGCATATAAAGCGAAGCCTTGTGTGAAGAAATATTTGTTCAATCATGTGACAAGTAGATTTTTAGAAATAAAAGCAAACGAATGGGACATTGCTGTGCTGCTGCCATTTCAAAATTTTCAAGGCGCTTCAGCAAATAAAGTTTACAACGATTCTAGGACAAAATTCTAATGGCATTTTCACCACAAGCATTTCTATCAAACATAAAAGCCAAAGATGGATTGGCTCGTCCAGCCCGTTTTGAAGTTATTTTACCGATACCAACATACATCAATAATTTTGTATCACAAAGTTTGATTGAACAGATTCTAAATTTACCTAATGTATTGATTGCTGATATTACACAACAAGTAAATGATGTTCTTGGAAATTCTCCTTCAGAAGAGCAATCAAAAACTTCAAATGCTTCTCTTAGTAGATACCTTGCTCTACAATGCGAAGCGTCAGAATTACCAGGAAAATCTTTATTGACTGCTGAATCTAAAATTTACGGTCCAGTCTTTAAAGTTCCATATCAGACACAATATAACGATACATCATTGACTTTTTTATGCACAAATCAATTCTATGAAAGAAAATTGTTTGAGAGATGGATCGAAGCTATTATGCCATCAGATACAAACAACTTAAGATTTCCAAAAGGTGATGCAACAAGATATTTGACAAACATAAAGATAATTCAATACGATGACTTTATCAAAAGAGTTTTTGCAGTAGAATTAATTGACGCTTTTCCTATTTCTATTGGACCACAAGCATTAAATTGGTCTGAAGATAATTTTCATCGTCTGAATGTTCAGTTTGCTTACCAAAGATATCGTGTAGTTTATGAAGGCAGTTATGATCTAGTTGCCGCTGCGACTGAATATTTTGGTGTTGCTGGTGCTAGATTGTTTGACAAAGCGGGACAAAATGTTGTCAATAGTGTAGGAAATGTATTGAATAAAATATTTTAATTAGTGGAGATAGAGTATGTTACCAAAAATTGATGTGCCTGTTTATAGTATAAAAATACTGTCAACAAATAAAGATGTAAAATTTAGACCGTTTACTGTTAAAGAAGAAAAGTTATTTTTGATGGCAAATGAGAGTTCGGATATTGATACGATTATCGATACGACAAAACAAGTATTGAATAACTGTATAATTTCTGATTTAGATATAGAAACATTACCTATCTTTGATATCGAGTATTTGTTTTTAAACATTCGTGCTAGATCGGTGAGTGAAGTTGTAGAATTGAATTTTAAATGTAACAATAATATACCAACCGAAGAAGACAAAAATAATAAGTGTAATCATTTGGTAAAATTTAGTTTGAATGTATTGGATATCAAACCTACTAATAAGAAAAAAGTAGAAAACAAAATACAATTAACAGATAATGTTGGTGTCATAATGAAATATCCAAACTTCAACACCATGAAAAAGTATGGTTCAGATGATATCATAAAAATGACTGCCGACTGTATCGATTCTGTATATGATAAAGAACAAATCTATTATTCAAAAGATACAACAGAGGAAGAACGAATAGAGTTTATCGAAAGCCTTCAAAGTAAAGATTTAGAAAAGATTAAAGAGTTTTTTGACAATATGCCTAAGTTGTCTAAAAATTTAGATTTCAAATGTGGTAAGTGCGGATACAAAGAAGAAATTGTTGTGCAAGGAATTGAAAATTTTTTCGTCTAACTTTTGGTCATGAAAACTTAGGTAATTTCTTTCAAACTAATTTTGCATTGATGCAACACCACAAATATAGTTTGACTGAACTTGAAAATATGTTACCTTGGGAAAGAGAGATTTA